AATAGTTCAAATACTATTTGGAGTGCTTCTGGTAATACAGTTAATGGAGTTAAATCTAAATCGATTGCTATTTTTGGTAAAGATGCCCCTGAGTTTCAAAAAGTTTTTCAAGATTACGAAGATATATTTAGATTAGAAAACGAAATTAAACCTCATCCAGTAACAGGAAAACCAACAAAGATGATTGACATATCAAAAGAAGCTTACAATATTGGAAAAGGGTCTTCCTTTGGAACTTCTAATCTTGCAAGAGACCATGTTAATATTATTAAAGATGTGTTTGGTAATGATCCAAAATATGGAACTAGAATTTTACCTAGAAGAGTAAATGAATATGCTGGTGCTTTAAAAGCTATTGAACAAGCTACTAAAAAAGGCATAAGCAAAAATTATACTCAAAATAAAATTGATAAAATTTATGAAAAAATGGGTTATAATTTTACAAAAAATTATGATCAAATTTTAAATGATGAATATAATTTAGCTAAAAAAGTATTTAATAAATTTCAAGCAGCAGGTTGGGGATTTGATCAAAATACAAACAGGTGGGTAATTAAAGAAGGGTTTGATGTAGAAACAGCTAAAAACGTTGATGCAAGAGGAAACCCTAAAAATCCAAATAAAATATTACAATCTCCATTTAAAATGGTTGAAGAAAAAGAAAAAATATTAGATTTTTCAAAAACAACTTCAATAAATAAAAAAATAAATCAAAAAGATTTATCAAAAGCTTTACAAAATTTTGAAAAATACGGTTGTAACTTAGCAGCAGGTGGTAGAATTTTATTTGCTACGGGATCACCATTTGGCAAAGTAACTAAATGTGCAGACAAAGGTATTGCAAGATTTTTAAATGATATTAAATCAGGAAACTATACCGAAACAACTAAAAGACTTTTTAGAAGTGGTGGTAATTTACTTAAAGGTATTTTAAACCCAATGGAATTATTAAAACTTAGAAATTATTTTGGTCCTGCAGCTCTAGGTTTTATGGCAGCTTTTGAAGCCGGTGTAATTACTGATGATGTTTTTAGAATGGGTCAACCACTAAATGAATCTCTTGCATCTAACTGGTTAACAAAATCTTTTACACCATACTCTTTAAAACATGCAGAAATATCTAATTTAATTAAAAACAACAAACTACCATCTAACATGTTACAGTATGCAAAAGACGCAGTTAAGTTTGAAGAAGCTAAAAAAGAAATGGAAAGAATTGAAAGTAATCAAGGCACGAGAGTTATTGATGGATCGGGTTATGGATTTATTGATGGTACTTCTGTTTACACTCAAGAACAAGAAGCAAAAGATGTAAAAGGTCTAACAGAAAAATTAAGTAGTATAAAAGATAGTTCAGTAATTATGCCAGGCTCTGCAAAAGAAATGGAATTACAAAAATTACTGACAGAAAAATCTGCAACTGAAATGGCTAAAAAAGGTTTTAGTCCAATATTTGGTTTTGGTAATTTAAAAGATAGAAACCAAACAGTAGCTTTTGATGATTATATGTCACCTGTTGAAACACCAAAAGACCTTAGACCTGTGACTTATTTAGATGCAGTTGACTACAAAGACCAAGCTTTACCAAGTTCAGTGCGTCAAAGTTATGAAAATTTTTTTAGTAGTCCTGAAGGTGGAAATTATCTAAAACCAAGACAAAGTTTAAGTGAGTTAAAATATAAAGATACAAATATATTAGACGAACTTACAAAAGACTATAACAACGCTCAAAGAATAAAACTTGCATCGGAATTACCTGGATTTTATGGTACACAAGACGATAGAGAATTTATGGAAGGAGGCATAGCTAGTTTAAATGTCAAAAAAAAATAAACCAACAAACAAGAAACCCAGTTTAGCACAAAAACTTCAAGCTAATCCTGGTTTTAAATGGTGGTCAGTTCCACCTAAAAAAGGCCCTTTATCACAGGGGTTGAAATTACCACCAAAACAAGTTAAGAAAGTCTAGGAGAACAAATATGGCAGAAATAGATAAGTCTCTCCCGAACATTAAACGATTAGAAGACGAAGTTGCACAAGAAGAAGTTGATGTTACGGAAATTGAAGAGACACCCAAAGGACCAGTAGAAGTTACAGAAGACGCAGAAGGGGCAACAGTTGATTTTGACCCAATGGCTATGCCTATGCCACAAGAAGGCGACCACTTTGCAAATTTAAACGAATTACTTCCAGAAGATGATACAGACATGATCGGTAATCAATTACAAAATGATTACATGGAATATAAAATGTCTCGTAAAGAATGGGAACGAGCATACATTACTGGTTTAGATTTATTAGGATTCAAATATACAAACAGAACTGAACCGTTTCAAGGAGCATCTGGTGCAACACACCCAGTTCTTGCAGAAGCAGTTACACAGTTTCAAGCTTTAGCTTACAAAGAATTATTACCAGCAGACGGACCTGTTAGAACTATGGTTATGGGTAAATCTGATCCACAAAAAGAGATGCAAGCACAAAGAGTTAAAAATTTTATGAACTATCAAATCATGGATCAAATGCAAGAATACGAAGCTGACTTTGATCAAATGTTGTTTTATTTACCACTTGCAGGTTCTACATTTAAAAAAGTTTATTACGACGATTTACTGGGACGAGCTGTATCAAAGTTTGTTCCGGCTGATGATCTTGTTGTTCCGTATACGGCTACCTCATTAGACGATGCGGAAGCAGTCATCCATGTTGTCAAGATGTCAGAAAACGATTTAAGAAAACAGATGGTATCTGGATTCTATTCTGACATCGAATTGACAAAACCAACAGGCACTGTAACCAACGAACTCGAAGAAAAAGAAAGAGAAGTTGAAGGTGTCACAAAATCCCAAAGAGTAGATCCTTTATATACAATTCTAGAATGCCACGTTAATTTAGATTTGGAAGGATTCGAAGACCTTGGTTCTGACGGAGAGCCAACGGGAATAAAATTGCCTTACATCGTTACAATCGAAGAAGGCAGTAGGAAAGTTTTGTCTATTAGACGAAACTTTGCGCCCAATGATCCAAAGAAAAATAAAATCCAATATTTTGTCCACTTCAAGTTTCTGCCAGGACTAGGGTTTTATGGCTTAGGATTAATTCACATGATTGGCGGATTGAGTCGTACTGCAACTGCGGCTCTCCGTCAATTATTAGACGCTGGAACATTATCCAACCTACCTGCAGGATTTAAACAAAGAGGTGTCAGAGTAAAAGATGATGCCGCAAATATACAACCGGGAGAATTTAAAGATGTTGACACTCCTGGTGGTAATCTAAAAGATGCATTCGTATTCCTACCATACAAAGAACCATCAGCTACATTATTGCAATTGATGGGTATTGTAGTTCAAGCAGGACAAAGATTCGCGTCCATTGCTGACATGCAGGTCGGGGACGGGAATCAACAGGCCGCTGTTGGTACGACCGTAGCTCTTTTAGAACGTGGTTCAAGAGTAATGTCAGCAATCCATAAAAGACTTTATGTAGGTCTTAAACAAGAATTTAAATTACTCGCTAAAATTTTTGGTGAGTCTTTACCAGCTGAATATCCTTATGATGTAATAGGTGCATCAAGGAATGTTAAAGCAACAGACTTTGATGACAGAGTAGACATACTTCCTGTTGCTGATCCAAATATATTTTCTATGTCACAAAGAGTTTCACTTGCACAAGAACAATTAAGATTGGCAATGTCAAACCCACAAATGCATAATTTATATTCTGCTTACAGAAGAATGTATGAAGCAATTGGTGTAAAAGATATTGATAGAATTTTACCACCACCTCCGCCAAATATGCCAAAGGATCCAGCAATTGAACACATTGATGCAATGGGTATGAAACCTTTTCAAGCATTTCCAGGTCAAGATCACAGAGCTCATATCACAGCTCACTTAAATTTTATGGCAAGTAATTTTGTAAGAAATAATCCTAGCATTACAGCCGCGTTAGAAAAAAATATTATGGAGCACATATCGTTGATGGCACAAGAACAAGTACAATTAGAGTTTCCACAAGAAATGGCTATGTTGCCACAAATGCAACAAGCTGCTGTGATGAATCCACAAGTACAACAACAAATGCAACAAATAGCTCAAAAAATAGAAGCTAGAAAAGCAATCTTAATAGCTGATATGACTGAAGAGTTTATGCAAGAAGAGAAAAAAATAACATCTCAGTTTGATCATGATCCATTACTTAAATTAAAACAAAGAGAAGTAGATTTAAAAGCTATGGAAGCTGAACGTAAGATGAAAGAAGACCAAGCTAGAATTAATCTAGATAGAGCTAAAATGGTCCAAGCAAAAGATCTTACTGAACAAAAACTAGAGCAAAATGAGGATCTAGCTAAATTAAGAGCAGATACTGCAATAGAAAAATCATTGATGTCTATGGGTACTAAATTAGCATCTGATGCAGCAAAAACAAAAGACGTTGAGATCTTGAAAGGTCCTAAACGATAGTATATACAAACTATAGGAGTAAAATATGAAAAAAGAAAAACACGGTAACTCAATGTTTCTTAACAAAGATGGTTACGCTAAGTCTGTTGACATAAAAGTTCCTTCTCAAAACTTAGAGATTGACCCAAGAGGTAAATCAAGTTTTAGAGGTAAAGGAGTTTATATTGCAACTGGTGATGTAGCTGAAGTTAAAGGAACAAAAGCAATGTTACCTGAAAAGAAAAAAACAGCTAAGTGGTATTAGTATGTGGTTGTCGGCAATTAAATTAGCCGTCTCTGCTGGAAGTAAAATATATGCTAACAAGCAGAAGACAAAGATGGCAATGTCGGATGCACAACTAATGCATGCTGAACGTATGGCCCGAGGTGATGAAGCTTACCAGGGCAAGTTGTTAGAAGCTCGTCAATCAGACTGGAAGGACGAGGCCGTTCTTATAATATTAAGTTTGCCCGTGTTGGTGCTGGCCTGGGCGGTCATATCAGATGACCCGACTGCGATGGACAAAGTAAAATTGTTCTTCGACATGTTCTCACAGCTCCCGTCATGGTTTACAAATTTGTGGATCCTTGTCGTGGCGTCAATTTATGGTATAAAGGGTACACAAATTTTTAGGAACGGAGGAAAAAAATGAGAAATGATTTTGGAACAAGACCATACAAATCAAGATTTGGTGGTAGCCAAGCGATGAAAAAAGGTGGATCTGCTAAAAAGAAAAAGAAGCAGGGATACAAAGATAGAAAAGATGAATCCATCGCTATGAGAATTCGTAAGAAAAGAACTCCTGCACAGTTAAAAGCTAGCAGAGATGAGTCTTACGGAAGATTTGGTTCTAAAGCTAAAAAATCTGGCAAAATAAACAGATAATGGCTAAAAAGAACTGGATTCAAAAAGCGGTAAAAAAACCGGGAGCTTTAAGAAAATCTTTAGGCGTTAAAAAAGGTCAAAAGATTCCAGCCGGTAAATTAAAAGCCGCTGCAAAAAAGGGTGGTAAGTTAGGCCAACGTGCTAGACTTGCCATGACTTTTAAAAAGATGAGGAAAACGTAATGAACAAAAAAAATAATTTTGGAATGTTAAGCGTAAAAGCGGGAATTGATGACAACCCTAATCCAACTCATGCAGACAGAATTGCTGGAGCAAAAGGAATGAAAAAAGGTGGAAGAGTTAAAAAAAGTTCTCGTAAAGCTAAAAAAGGAAGCGGTTGCGAAATTAGATAATGTTTAAAAAAATTAAAAATTTTATTTGCAAATTATTTAACATCAAAGCATGTCAGTGCGATGAAGATGAGCATATAGAATTTTTTACAAAAGTTCCTGAACCTGATATACCGGTTCATGAAGAAAACCCAACACATTGTAAAGATCATACTAGATTTAGAAAATCTTGTCCTCAATGCGTTGCACTTACTTAAAAAGGAGAAAATATGAAAAAAGGTTATCATAAAACAAAAGACGGTAGAACAGTAAAGAAAGGTCTTTACTACTACATGAACAAAAGAAAAAAAGCTGGAACAAGCAGACCTGGTAAAGGAACTGTTTCTTCTAAAGCTTTAAAAAGATCAGCTAAAACTGCAAAGAAAAGCTAATGGCTGAGA